AGGAGGAGTGAGAGTGGGGTTTACATCCCTGACCAGCAGGGGTGTTTTGAAACGCGTCAAGGTGAAGGTGGCACTCTTGCCACCGATCCTTCAAAGACTTCCATGGACGATTCGCTTGTCCGCTTGGGAGTCGCCAAGACTAAGGGAAAGCTTCGTGTCGTAACGATGCAATCCGCTCGCGTGAAGCGAGTCTTGACGCCTGTTCACAACGCCCTCTACGACCATTTGTCATCCTTCGGATGGCTGGTTCGCGGGGATGTGAAGAAGGAAGATTTCTTGGCTGTCCTGGGTGACCGGAAGGAGGGAGAGGCTGTCATTAGTGGCGATTACGAGTCCGCCACTGACAAAATCTACCTCCGTGCCGTCGATGTCATCGTGGATGAGCTTTCGAAGGATGGGGATTTGACGGAAGAAGAAAGAAGAGTCCTGAGAGGTTCCTTCCAACGCCTGCGTTGGTTGAACACCTGCACGGGGGCTATCAGACCTATTCTTAGAGGCAGCATGATGGGGAATCTTGTGAGTTTCCCACTTCTGTGTCTCTTGAACAAGGCCTGCTTCGATATCGCCAGCGATATCGGACGGGGCAGCGGGGCCAACCGCGTCGGTCGTTTTAACGGCGATGACTGCTTGTTTGCAGGTGATCGGAAGTTCTTTTCCCTCTGGAAAGAGGTTACTGGAACTTTCGGACTTTGTGTCAATGTTGAGAAGACCGGCTACTCAAACATCTCTGCGGATTTGAACTCTCAAAGGTTCTTTCTCCGTAGAGGCCAATTGGCCCCTAAACCCGTCCTATCGTTCTTCCGTCCCTATAGAAAAGAGCCTGGATGTCTCTTGACAGAGGTGCTCGAAGGTATTCGTACCTTTCGCGGCGAGGTCAAAAGCCTCGTCGTGAACTGTATGATGAGATTCGAGATCGCCGCTAGGCAGATCGACTTGTCGACTCTGTCTAAGAGAGATTTCCAGATTCTTTCCAAGAAGTCTTGGTTTCGTCGTGCCTTGACGGATGGCGCGGCCCCTACAATTAAGAAGGGTGTACGTCGTAGTGTCGAAATGGTCATAGGGCCGCCTCCAAAGGCCTCCCTATACGGTGTTTTTGACGTTATGGCGAAGGACGTTGCGGGGGATATGGTCTCGAGATGGACGGGTGTTCCCGTTAAACCTGAAAAGGTATCCATCGACTATCTTTCATACCGCAAGCGTTCCTCTCAGACACCCTCTTATCAACCTCCCTCTTTCCGTGTCCTCCAGCGGGGACCGAAGTTGTGGTCGTTTGTCTGGCCTCGGCCAGTTTACGAACACTTTATGATGTACGAAGATCGAGCCTTTGTCACCCAAGAGGCTCGCCGATCGCTGTGGATCGATGATCATCCTTGTTTACAGGTGAGTGTAGACTTGGTTAGAACTCGTTTCGTACGCGGATCACGTAACTTCCGTACCTACTTTGGACCCCCCGCATCTCTTTCGCCTTGCTCTCTTCCACAGGTCAACTGTGGCTACGCCTAATGAGTTGCGCAGGAGCTTCTCCAGCTGGGAGATGAGTTGTATTAAGTGGGTCCATTCGTCCGGGACCCTCAGGGATGTACGCGAATACCGTATCGGTAAGTCGTGTAGGCCCATTTCGGCGTGTCATGCGTTTAGGATTTGGAGCCCTTTCAAAGGGCCATGGAGACCTCGAGTCTCCCTCCGGGGACGCAAGAATCCTAACACAGTATCCTACAGCCCCAAGAGGCTTGTGCCCAACGACTTGGCCCCCCCTCCTTCTGTGGAGGGGAGCAGCTGCGCCCGCACTAACCCTGGTCCTTGACAAAGGACCTTGAATCTCCCTGCGTTTCGGGAGAGGGATTGGGAGCGGCTGGGCCTCGCTTTAGTAGGCCACGGGGACGGAGAATGTGTTAAGCAAATGGCATGGTGGAATGAGTGTGCTACCGCAGTTATAATAGCGGGATAGTATGCGTGCTGCCCCTGAGGGCGAAGGAGTGTGGGGTGTGGCGGGCACAGTCCGCGGCGGCCAAATCAATTAGCCGTACTTAATACCGCTTGTCGGCCATGGGAAACCAGCCAAAAGCTCAGAACTCAACATCAGTCCTGCTGTTGAGAGCCCTTCGACGGGGTAGTTAATGCGAAAGCATGGTGG